AAAGCAGGATATCTTGGGTGCCTGCTCCAATATCTATTGCCAAAATTCTAAGTTGCTGCAAAACCCCTACTATCTTCAAAACCGTGCTGTTTTCCGCTTATTGAAAAAGCTTGGCAAGGAAACCCAGCACATAAAATATCATGGTCTGGAATAGTGTGTTCATCTACTTTAGTAATGTCTCCATCTGGTACATCTCCAAAATTCTCAATATAAACTTCTCTAACCGCTTCATCCCATTCGCTTGAATAAACGCATTTTGCACCTAGCGATTCCAAAGCAATTCGAAAACCACCTAATCCTGCAAATAAATCTATAAACGTATAGCCAGAAAGCAACTTTTTTTCAATATCAATCATTGCAAACCTCCTAAAAAAGTCGAGTTTTTATTATTATAGCGCGATGTGCTATAATAATAAAAACTCATCTATAAATTGTGGAATAAAAAAGCAACTCTCAATTCGAAATAAATAGATAGTTGCTCATTTTAACGTTCTATACTTCTTACAATACCGTATCTAGTTAGTTGTATGTCTTGTATTGTGATTGCGCGTGATGGTATTTCTTCTACATGCTGTGTATATATCACGGGTGCTTTGTAGTTAGTGTTAACCCAGGGTACTCGTGCAATTCCTGTTTTGGACTGCTCAGCTATCTCGCGGAACACACTGCCCACATACTTGTCGTAGTTCTCCCGATGCNGCTGTGCTATTAATTCGTATATGTTCTTTGCAGTGAATGCCATTCGGGCTGGTATAATATCTTTAGGGATGTAAATAACACCTATAGGTTGACCATTGATTACTCTCGTATCTGCAAATATGTTATTCACAGGGACATAACGCAGCATATCAACCCCTATCATAAACGGCTCTTTAACTATTTTAATAAGCAGATATTGGCTCAAATCAACATCTATTCTGACAGGTTCTTCGTCATCATACAACAACTCATGGTGTATGTATAATGTTTCCTGAGGGTTGCTTAGCCATGAACCATCAGTTATCTCTATTTCTGTCTCTTCAAATACACGATTAAAAAAATCTTTTATTTCTAGCAACGTGGCAGTTTGGCCATATTCCAGTGCTAGTTCGCTAGGGATAATCAATGGCTTAATACCTACTAATGCGTAATCATCTATAGATACAAATGCGGGGCCAAACCAAGGGTGCCATGTAGAAGTTACAAAGAATTTTTTGGTATATAACTTGATAGAACAAGAATAAGATAGTTTGTAAGTGTCGTCAGGGTCGTTTTGTACTAATTGTACAGTCATAGTATTGCCATAGAAATCAAACTTGTCGCGTTTAATTACGGTGCCCATTACATTGATGATACCATATTAGAGATATGGGGAGCGCGAGGGGGCAGTAATCCCCCTTAATTTATTGAGGGGAGGACGTCACTGTTCCCATTCTTCTTGTATACAATATTCAAACACATGCTGCACAAGTCTGTCTATGTAGTCTAGTACGATTGCAACAGCTCTTTGTTGGTCAACCGGTATATCCGCCATATAAACACTTTTAGTAAGTGGAAAATAATGATTGTTCGTGATTTCTACAATAGAGAGCCATTCATAGTTATCTTCTAACAGTTGTTGTACAGTTTCATCTTTGATAAATGTTTTTACTATAGCACTGAGCCCATTTTTGTCTAATATGAATGTACCTTTGAACTCATTATTTTGGTGTACAATTTCTATACTTCCTAAGACAATGCCGTTTTTACCATATACTATACGTTTCATCACGCTACTGTATTAATGTACGCTTCGGTTCTTTCATGTAAGCTGGGCGTAGTCTCGGCCATGCACTTCCTTCCAATATTTGTACAAACTGCGCCATTGTTGTATTAGCGCCTATAGAGAAACGCGGAATTGTGTACATCGAATCTCCTACATATACATAACGCTCTTGAGTCGTCCAAGCCATACTGTAACCAGCTTTTTTTACAGCAGCTGTAATTCGCGCATCATGCCCGCCATATGGATATGCAAAATATGGTGTGCTATTCATTATCTTGCGACTTTTTATCAAGTCCGTTATAAGCGTGTTGTTGTCTACATAAAATAAATAAGATTTACAGTGTTTAACATAATGTAGACTATCTGTATGACTGCCATACGTAAATACATCGCTAGCTGTGTTCATTTGCNCCCAAGACATATGAGGTAAATTCACATGGTTTCCATAATCAGCAATTGACCGTGTAGCGATAAACACTGTTGCTTTGANCCCGTATTGCTTNAGGATAGGATAACCTAGTATATATACGCTTTCATAACCATCATCAAAAGTAATCATCACTGTCTTTTGAGGAAGACGCAATTCTCCTTGCATCCATGCTTGTAGTTCAGCTGGTGTAATTGTTGTATAACCGTTGTCATACAGATACTGCATTTGTTGCTTAAATACGCTGACATCAAGATTAGCAGAATCTTGCGGCCCTGAACCGTCTGTTAAATTATGGTACAACAGGATAGGAATAGCATCTACATTTTGTGTACTTTGGGTGTTACCTGATGCTGATGGTGTTAACAACCCTAATAGGATTACTAATACTACTAGATATTTTTTCATCATATCAACCTCCTGAGAATATTATACCATATGTATGCTATAATTGGAAAAGAGGTGATAGAAATGGTGTTTGAAGATTGGAAAGACAAACTTAAATCGCAATCTATAAGTGATTATACTAAGAGCGCAATTCTATACTATATGTACAAAGAAGGTTACAAGCTGGAGCCGCAGACTAGAGAGTACTTCGACTTGGTAATATCCATAGAAAATACTATAACTGACTTGTTGACATACAAATTACCATTTGTTAATGAAATAGACAATATACAAATACCTGAGCCCAAAGAATTTACTAGCGCTCAAGTACAAATGTTAACAAAAAGTTTTGTGAGTTTAGATTTAATTCGTGAATGTATTCAGCAAATTAGAGAAGCTCAAAATAAAGACAAGCTGAGAGAAGTACTGATGCACTACAAAGGAATTATTGATAAGGTACAGGATACATGTGTACAAAGAGCGCAGCAAGAGATTGGTTTGTTAGATGATTATGCTAGATACAAAATAAGTACGTTCAAGATTGTGTAAAGGGGGGAGGCGTATGGAAAATATTGTGAACAAACTCATCAGTGATATACTCCTTATGAACGCAGTCAAAAGTATTGATAACCTGCAAAACTTGCCTGCTGATATAGCGGCGGAAATTAGCAACTTGCGTATTGATGAAATCGAATACAAATATCCCTCAGAGGATATGGAGAGATAGGAGGTATTGTAATGAAAAAGATTATTACTGTGGTTTTGTTGGTTGGTTTAGTGTTAGGTGTTGGTATTCCTATGCTACTTACAGCACCAACAAATTCTACGCCACAATCTACGCCACAACCTAAAACAGGTGCTATTTTGTATATATTCGGGGCTGAAACCTGCGGTTGGTGCCAAAAACAAAAGACAGAAAGCGCAACCGTAGTCGATAAGATAGTATTTGTAGAAATTAATGAAGAGCTGTCAGGCACAAAAGAGAACTTTGATGACTTCTTCAAGCTAGCGGATATTGTAACAGATAATCATCGTGAAACAGCAGGTACACCTATTAATGTACTAGCTATGGACAACAAGTATGCGCTTTGGATGGGCTACGTTTCGCCAGAAGAAATTGCGAAGATACAAGCACAGTTGTCTTCTGCAGGCGCTTCTTTGTACTTACCAACTGCTACAAACACGTTCAGTCAAATGTCTCAAGAACAGTACGAGTTAGTTGATGATGTTATTAAAAGGCATTAGAGATATTACTGTATTTGTGCTAACTCTTCTTTTGCTTGTCGGCATCAGTAAGACGATGGCTCCAAAGAGTGTCGCTACTGATGCCATTATGATGGAAGTAGTGCGCCATACAAACTATACCGGACTTGCCAATACATCGACTATTGCTAGTATGCAGCGTATACAATCAGTTAGCAGAGGGACTAGCACTAAGCCTGTGTTAACTAACACTACTACAGATGACATAATTACTAAGACAGAAACTGACAAAATTCTCGGGCAGGTGTTAACACAATGCAATACATATGGGTATGCAACAGCCACGCTAGTACACTCTATTATAAATCAAGAAAGTGATTACCGTACAAAGGTTGTTAGTGTAGCTGGGGCAAAGGGTATAATGCAGCTTATGCCTGATACATTCCAGTACTATGCTGATATGTATCCAGACATCTTCAAGAAAAAGGATATATTTGATGTGTTCGAAAACATGTGTACTGGTGTAATGTATCTGAATGACTGTTATAAAGCATGGGAATCTACAGCTTCTACATTAGAAGACTTATCTATGTTAGCGCTTGCTTCTTACAATGTGGGTGTTACAGGGCTAAAAACACAATATGGCATCAACAGCGCTGATGAGCTGAAGAAAAGCAAAGCATTCCCGAGCAAATATGCGAAGCAGGTTTTAGAACGTATTAAACAACACAAATAATTGGGTAACATACAGTAGGAGGTATTACGACGATGTACAAGGAGATGGTAAATGAACCCACAGTACTGTGTATGGGCCAAAAAGCGGCTAGAAGCGGCAAACTACGATAAGACAATTCAAGGATACAAAGATGGAGTATTCTGGGAAAGAAAGACTCTATACTAGTTTCTCGACTTTACACACCACCTTGCTGCGCTCGCTCAAATATACATTGTAAGCGTCATTATAAACCTGCTGCGCTAAGTCGCTTTGTGTAGCACTGACGACATTGTTATAGAATGCATCAAGTTCTTCCTGCGTAACAGGCTTATCCACCCTATCATCAAGAAGTTCTCTCAACACAAGTTCTCTGTCCTCATCATCCCAGTGTGCAACAACGTCTCTCCATAATGCCATTTGTTTTCCCTCCCTCAATTGTATCTATTAATAGTATATCACAATGTGCTATAACAAATACAGCTATGCGTGTGAAGTTACAGTTTGTTTCTAATAAACCAATAGTGCTACCTGTACACTATTTGTATAGTGTACATCAATTGGTGTACAAATTATTTACACCAGCTGTAGCGCACAAAATATACCTAGATGGTTTTCCATACAAAGGCAGGAAGTTAAAACTGTTCAATTACTCACGCATATTAGAACACGGTAAGGTTGAATCGGGCAATATAATATTTGACAACACTATTACATTCTATTTTTCTTGTCCACTACAGTATTTAGTAGGAGATGTAATCAAGAACGCTTTTGTTGCAGACAAACTAGATATTAATGGTAATGAGCTTATGCTCAATACATGTGAAGTTGTACCTACTCCTGTATTTACGACTGATAGTGTAGAAATACGGTTGTTATCCCCAATGACTGTGTATAGTACATTCCAAAGGAACGGCAAGAATATTACACACTATTATAGGCCAACTGATGCTACGTTTGCGGAACTCGTGAGAGATTTGCTATTGCCTATGAGCGTGTGTACTAATTGAACAAATGTTGTCACGATAATACTGCTGTTCCATGTTTCTATAAGTACCTCAGACTGTGACACATCGTAATTCGTATCATCAGTTTTGTAATACACATCACCTAAATGGTGGTGCGTCAGTAATATGTCACTTGTTGGTTCACAACCATACTGCAATGTCACTAAATCCTCAAATACATCAGCGTTCTGTTCAATAATGTTGATAAACGGTACTGCATAGATTATTCTGTATGGCACACCTAGCGTTTGCTTCATGCTGTTGGCAATTGCAAAGGATGTTATTGTTTTACCAAGTCCTGTCGGCAATGTCAATAGCATCAGTCTGTTGGGCAAACCTTGTTGTATTTGCTGTTCAATGTTGTCCATGGCTTCTTGATATGCTTGTTGGCGTAGTGTTGTGAGAGGTGATACTTGCAAGTTGTGTTGGTATTGCTCTATTGTATTTGGGTTTATGATGCAATCAGGTATATTGACAGTTGTTTGTATAGCTGCGTCAACAGTGTCAGCATTTGTAAGTGCTGAAAACAACAAATTAGTAATGAAGTAATAATCGGGGCTATTACTATCGCTAAGTGCATGTATTACACCATTTACTAAATCAAATACATGTTCTTTCCTGAATTCTTCCATCCATTTTCTTAGAGTGTTCGTGTTTATTGAGGACCAGTTTTGTATACCTATATCGTGTAAAACATCCTGCAAACTTTGGTTATCGATAGCTTGTATTTGTTTCTCTATAACAAAGTAGTCATAGTTGCTAAGTGTATCGACTAGTCCGCTAAGGTCGCTATGGTGTTTTTTGACGACAAATACTGACAATGCTTCCAACATATCTCTGTAATTATCCGGAATATCCTGTTCGTCAAGGTAGTCTTTTACTATATAGAATGTGAATAGCGAAGAAAGTGCAGAGTGACGCGACAGCACTCCTTTGTATCCTTTGTTCAAATGGTCTTGGAAGTACTGTGTAGACTTACCCAAATCATGTGTTAGCCCAATGAGATATGCCACAGTCAGTAGTGTATCGTCTGCATCTGTCCGTGTTTTAGCCACTATATCTCTTGTTGTATTAGCTACAGCAAGCAAATGGTCTTGTAGCAATTTGCCGGGGTGCGATTTCAACATATACGTTATATAACACAAATATGTTATAATAACAGATAGGACTCTAATGCACTCGAGAAGGACAAGTGGTAGATGAAGCAAGCAGAGCAACTTTCGACTGGTATGTGCAGTATAGAACTGCATATGCATTTATTGGTGAAGAAGCGTACGAGCTATTTCCTCCACAAATAACACGCAAAGTTTGGAATGACACAAGATCACTTTGAATTTTTTTGGTACATTGTTTTTAGATAGCCATTGCCTGAATTCTATTTCTTTTATTCGATGCTTCCTCCATAGCTTTTCCGATCTCCTGACCAATCAACTGCAAAACATCTATAACAACAGAATTACCAAATTGCTTATAGGCTTGATTATCACTTTTACATATTTTGTAGCTGTCAGGGAATCCCATTAACCTTGCACATTCTCTCGGATGTAATTTTCTAGTTTTTCCATTAATTAAGTATCCTCCGGTCTTGGCAAATACACCTCCACCATCAGCCGAAAGCGTTATTGCTACGCCTTTTACGCTGTATATCCTTTCGCCTTGACCGCCTTTATTTACTATTCCTAATCTAATTGGTTTATTACTGTACTTATTATCTTCAACTCCATTGAAATAAGTATCCGGTCGCTGTACATATAGATGCTCTACCAAACTTTCGTCTTTTATTAAAATATCTTCAACATGTTTTTTTAATGGAAAAGACCTAGGGAAATAAAACTTTTCTACAGCCAAATCGTTTCTAAAGCAAACCATGTAAATACGCTCTCTCTTCTGAGGAATTCCATAATCAGCAGAATTCAGAACTTTCTGATAAAATTTATATCCTAATTCTTCCATTATAGTTTTAACAACCGATAAAGTTCTGCCATTATCGTGAGAAGCAAAGTTCTTAACATTTTCCATAAAAACAACCTTGGGTTTTTTAGCTTTCACAATTCTTGCGACATCAAAAAATAATGTACCTCTACTATCTTCAAATCCACGCTGTTTCCCACTTATTGAGAAAGCCTGACATGGAAATCCAGCACATAGAATATCGTGATCAGGAATAGAGTTTTCATCTACTTGAGTAATGTCTCCATCAGGGATATCTCCAAAATTCTCAATATAAACTTCTCTAACCGCTTCATCCCATTCGCTTGAATAAACGCATTTTGCACCTAGCGATTCCAAAGCAATTCGAAAACCACCTAATCCTGCAAATAAATCTATAAACGTATAGCCAGAAAGCAACTTTTTTTCAATATCAATCATTGCAAAACACCATGCCTCTCAAAGTTTTGGTTTTCATTCATTTTTGCTTACCTCCTTTCTGGGGGCGGTCTGCGCCGCCCCCATGTGTTTTAATCGGAATATCCGAAGCCGTGATTAAGAAGTTCTTGTTCTACTTCCTGAACCCTTTCTGTATTGCCTGTAAACTCCGCTAAAACAACCTTGCCAGGAACGTATTCCACGTTAAACCCACGCAACTTTAACCAACCAGCGCATTTATCTGTGTCCGGCCCTACCACCATTACTGCTACAAACTCCATACCTTCTTTTGTTTTCCCGTGATCCACAATGCTTTTCATGCTTCTTACCTCCTGTTTTTCATATTTGCCTTCCGGCTACTTCTATTATACCACAGGTAAACATGTTTTATACTACCACTCGCCGGTATGTTTTAAGAAATAAAAACGGCGGGCCGCTGTAGCCCGCCCATAAAGAAAGGAGGTAAGGAGGGAGTGCTACCCCTTACAAATTCATATTATACCCGGTTTTTTACAAATTATTCCATGCATCGCCAAGTTCCGCTTTTAACTGCTTCAGGGCCGCTTCAATCAGTGCCTTTACTTCATCGGTACTAAGTTGTAGGCCCATCTGTGTAGCCATGTTTGATAACCACTCGGCCGCCTTTTCATATTTTTCAGGGCCGCCGAGGTCCTTGTATGCCTGTTGCACGAACTGAACTGCTATGCGTGCCAGCTCCTGCTTCGTTTCCAGTTCTTGTTTTATCTGTTGTACCTTTTCAGTACCAAGCCGCCTCTGTAGCCATGCTACTAAATAGCCAACAAGCACGGGTACAAGCACGGCTATAATGTCAAACAATAATTGTAACAATGCATCATGCATGTTATTTCCCTCCCTTCAGCACATCATACAACTTAGCTATCATAGTAGCCACTTCCGCTTTGGTGGCGGGCTTATCGGGGTTAAAGTTGCCAGCCCCATCGCCAGCTATAATGCCAAGTTCTTTTAGCTTTTTAATGTATTGATACGCCCAGTGCGTGCTAGGTACATCATTAAACACTTTATCGCCTCCCAATTTCTTTTTAACACCAGATATAACCGCGTCCCATTGAAACCGCTCGCCCGGGCAATGCGGTTTATTCCGTGGTGTTACTTCGTAGTGGCCAATAATGTGGTCGCGGTCCACCGGTATTTGAACACCCCAGATACGTTTCACTTCTTGTATTATAAAAGCTATAACTTCTATCTCTGCCTGTAACTGCGCCGGTGTTAGCTCGCCTCGTGTTTTACTATAAAACCCTTCATTTTCAATGCTAATCGTAAAATAATTTGCGTTTGTTTTTCTTTCTTTCACCAGCCGGGCCGTAGCATAGCCGTAGTACGTACTATCGCCCGGGTTTGTGCTTGTTCCATTACACCAAGCGGTGTCGCGGAGATCTACCATTTGTGCCACGCGTCCGTCCTGTGCTACTACGAAATGGCTTGACACGCGGGATTTTGGATTCTGCATCCATGCAATTGTACCAAGGTAGGTTCCTTCAGCAATGTGGCACACAATTACATCTGGTACCCATAATTTACCATAAAATGTTCTGCCTTNCCATTTATTTGGGCTGGTGTATTTATTAATTGTTATCTTTATCACCCCCTTGACGGGTTTCCTCACGTTTTATACCTGCAAGCGCCCAAAGTTCGCCGGTTGTGAATGCAAACCATGCGGCGATCAAGGTGGCGGGTTCGGAACCAGTGTGCCAAAACAAAGCAAGCACNGCNANNACNAATGCCGCNTTCAAANANATNATCCANCNNACCACGCGTTTAGAAAACTTATCTTGCATTTTTTCGCCTCCTTGCCGCGTCAAGTAATTCATCAAGCTTCGTTTGTTCCTTCGCAATTTCAATCCTAAGCTCATGTATCAAGCCAACAAGTTCCTTCATTGCCGCCGTATTATTTTGTATTACCTGTATGATTTCTGCATTTTCATTTGCGCTATTTTTTTGTGACGTGAAAATTTTCACCAAAACGTATCCCATCATTGCTACCGCGAATATTGCAATCCCATATTGTGCTATCTCGGCCCCGGGCATCGCACTACTCCTCAAAGAGGAAATCATACTGTATTTTCATCGTTTGCTGGTTCGTTTTAGTTACGGGTTGAGGTAGAAGTGTATGAGCTCCAATTGCGGCTTGAAGCTTGTATATTTTTTTAGTATTAACCCCAGCTAACCATAGATTAGTACCGTCCCATACTAAACCGGTTGGCGTGGTATCTGGGCTTGCAAATGAGCTTATTACCTCTCCAGTGGTTGGGTTAAGCTTATATATTTTATCAGCGTAATCCCCAGATAACCATAGATTAGTACCGTCCCAAGCTAAACCGTATGTGTAGATATCTGGGCTTCCAAATGAACTTATTACCTCTCCAGTGGTTGGGTTAAGCTTATATATTTTTTTAGCACTAAGCCCAGCTAACCATAGATTAGTACCGTCCCAAGCTAAACTGTATGGGTAGATATCTGGGCTTGCAAATGAGCTTATTACCTCTCCAGTGGTTGGGTTAAGCTTATATATTTTATCAGCGTAATCCCCAGCTAACCATAGATTAGTACCGTCCCAAGCTAAACCGCGTGGGATGGCATCTGGGCTTCCAAATGAGCTTATTACCTCTCCAGTGGTTGGGTTAAGCCTATATATTTTTTTAGCATCACCCACAGATAACCATAGATTAGTACCGTCCCAAGCTAAACCGCGTGGGTAGATATCTGGGCTTGCAAAATAAGTTTTTACAACCAATTTATGATTTACTAAAGTTTCATCAAAACTGCACCACACAATAGTTTGGAACGTCCCGTTCCCTGAATTAGTCGGCCAGTCAAATACCCAATGCGCTTTTTCTTCATTCGCATAACTTTCAGATCTGTTTATTGTACCTCTTTTTGTGTCCGCTCCTGCATAAGCTGTTTTATTACACCAACCGATTAAAGTACCCAAATCTGGAATTTGCGCTGGGTCATTTTCAGGTGCGGCAGCAGTATATAAAGCAATATGTGATAAAGCATATTGAGGCTCGGTTGGTAAAGTACCAGGACATCCTCTAAAAAAATCTTCTTTCATGTCCCATATCATGTGTTCTTTTGCGAATTGTGTTATCATGTTCTTGCTTTTGACTGTCTTTATTTTGTATCCATTGTCGAATAATTCCACCGTTACAAACCCTTGCACCGGCTGTTTTGGTTTTCTTACTATTTCTTCCATGCTCTCAATTCCTCCTTTTAAATTATACCGCTTCTGAGAATGAGATATTTATATCTGTTCCTACAGAAATGTCAAATTGCACTATTTCCTCCACTTCAGCNTGNGGCCATTCAATAAAAAAACTCCCNCCGCCCGTGGCTCCCTGTACCATAATATATACCTGTGCGTTCTTGGCGGGGATAGAAAACGTGCCNTNGCTTATACTAGCAGAAAACTTTACTGTAANAGGCCCGCTATTCATTACAACCATTTTAGGAATGGTAATTGTATTCCACCCCGGGGTTATAGCTTGTTTAATAACAGGGGCCGTGTTCTCGCTACCAACGGCCAGTGTGATACTAAGTGTGCCACTTGTACTTGCCTGTCCTACAACTAAAGCCCCTATAATAGCTTGTGATGAAGTGGGGTTTTCAATTGCTAGCGTTGCAATGTCAGTGTTATTAGAAACATTTATAGCGTTTTCATTTTCAAAATAATAAATACCAAATCCTGCTCCACCCGCGCCGCCGTATACAGGATAAGCACCGCCACTCAATATGTTTTCTAACACGGGAACTGGGTTTGCTAGTTCCACTTCCGTATCCTGTGGCCGCGATCCCACGCGCTTTATTCTCACGATGCGCTCCTTTATGTTTACGCCCGCCACCTCGTCATAAACCGTAACAACATCACCCACGTCAAACGCGTCCTGTCCTGTTTGTTCNGATAGGTCCGCGATGGTACATTCATATGTATATTTCGGGGCCGCCAGTTGATACAGTGTATTCCACGCCTTGTCGTATAAATCATTCAACGATGTAATGCTTTCATCAACTATCACCACTTCGCGCTTGAAAAGTGCGTGCGCCTGCTCTAATGTGAACCCCTGTTCCAGATAATAAGAGTAATCTTCTATATACTGATTGCTAGAATAGTTTTACCTGGTTCAGCGCCAGGCCGCCCTTCCCGTACATATAAAGCACGGTTGCTTCCGGGGGCTCCACAGTGCGTTTCACACTGCGGAGGTTTTTCTTATACCGGAACACAGCGCCGTTGTCACGGCCAATACGTGTACGGAAAAACACGCGGCGGTTCATGCTATCAAATTCCACTTCATATCCACAAATATGTGCCCATTCCCTGATTAAAAATAAAATGTTATTTTTGCTTTCCTTCATCCACCGTTGTTTATTCAAATCGCCCTCAATTTGTCCAATTATCCAGTTCGTGCCTTGTAAAAGCGTGTTCAGGCCGTAATAAACGCTCACGCCTTTCCAATCTATATCTTGTGTATACAAACGTTTACCTAACTCCACTAACCATATTTCATCGCATTTTACATGCTTCCATGTCTGATTGCCATCACGGACATCCTCGGTTTGTGTGATATAATACCTCCGGCCACCCCACACAATTTCCTTGTCAACTAGCACATCCGCGGCCTTTGGATCCGTAAGTGGTAAATCAAATTCCAGTGTTGAAACGCCTTGTAATTCTTGTTCTTGTGTAACATTACTGGCATTCTCAAGATACGCTTCAAGCGTTTCAAAGTATGAATACAGCTTTGGTATTTCCATTACAGCCACCTCGCATGGTATTTAAATGTGATATTTGCCGCCACGCCATTATTCGCAAGCCAATAAACACTGTTTATTCCAGACCAGAGGGGCATAAAAGTGCCTGATATGTTCGCAAGCACATTTGCCCCGCCCTTTGTGGCTGTCAACTTGGCTGTGTCTAAAATAAGCTTTTCTCCAGCGTTTATAGGAAGATTTACATTTAACTTAATGCCACGCACCTGAAGCTGGCCGCCAGTTATATTTGCGGATACAGGTGATATTTCAATCACGGGGTATGTATAGGCCGTTCCTTCAACTTGTACATACATAGTGCCACCAGATGCTATTTGTACGCTTTTTGTGTACTCTTGAACCGAATAAATAAAAGGTTCACAGTTAAAGCTAATAGTGAAAAAGCTAACATTTAGCTGGTGTGAAAATTCAATCTGTTCATCAACTTTTGCCATAAAATACACCGTTTCATCCGTAGTAAACCGCAACTGTGCGCGTTGTTGCGGCCGAAGTAGCCAGCCTGTTATCTCGCGTTCCTTTGCCAGCGTTTCTGCTACGGTGCTTCGTGCGATGTAGCAATCCACCTCCACGCGCCGATCGCCGTAAGCCGCATTGAAAATGTAACTTCCATCTTTGCCGGGTATGTATTCGTATTCATCACGCACTTCAGGTGAAAAGATGCGAATATCTGTAACATTAACACCGTAGGTATAGGCCGACGTCCCGTTAAAGGTAAAATCCACTACCTCGCCCCCCGGTATTTCTGGGCTTGCATTACTTTACTTGCAAGCTGTTGAGAAATTTTATCTATGTCAGCTTCTTCTCTTACTATCATCTGCTTAATAATAATATACCCACCAATACCTTGTCCATTTAATGGCACTACTGCTTCAGGCCCTGCTTCACCTATTAATGCCATTGTAGGTTTCGTTACAATACCACCTGATGCAAGTTGTGGTATAGTTGGAATATTTATACCAAAGCTTTTTCCGCCAAGGCCTGGTACCCACTCAGGAATGCTGAAATGTATTTTATTCAGGCCGCTAATTACGGTGTTTACTGCACCAATTATCCAGTTCAGCGGCGTTTTTAGAATACCTATTAGGTTATTCCAGATGCTTGCCACCGCGTTTTTAATAGCCGTGAAAACATTCACAAATACATCAAATACGGGTTGCAACCAGCTCTGAGCGTAGCTCCATAGGTTCTGAAGCGGCCCCTTAATCGTATTCCATAGTTTCGTAAATGTGTCAACAATCCACTTATAGGCCGTTTTAATAAATGCGGATATCTGGTCCCAGTATTTAACCACCACTACCACACCAGCCGCTACAGCCGCCGCTACAAGCGCAGGCCAGCCTATTACACCCGCAATAGCACTCGCCACACCAGATATAATGCCCCATAGGCTTTGTAATGCACCTACTATCTTTCCTATCCAGCCAATGACGGTTGCTATCGTTTTTATAATACCACCAATTATATTTAATATTGGCCCAAGCACAGCAAGTGCCACACTTAATTGAACTATCATATTTTTTGTTGTCGGGTCAAGTTTATTCAGCCATTCAAGAAGCTTTCCTACAGCATCTATGATATTTGTTAGCGCTGGTTCAATGGTTTCCTGAAGCGTTACGCCTAATGGTGCTATTTTTAAAGCAAGTTCATTCATTTTTGCTTTAAATTTATCTATCGGGTCCAGCGTTTCTTCGTATGTTTTTGCTACCGTGCCCGTAGTTTCAGCTAGCCCAGCTAATGGGTTCTGCGTGTTTTTAGCAGCTTTCGCAAGTTCCATAAAGCTTATTTGCCCTTGTTGAATAGCAGCAATTAGCGTATATGCACCCTTGGCCCCGAAATATTCCATCGCTAGCGCGGTTTGCTGGGTTTCTGTTTTGGCAGCAGCGAATTTCTTAGCCATTTCTTCCAGCATCGCACTTGTGCTTTTACCCTTTTTAGCACCAGTTGCAAGCGCGCGGCCTAAATAAGTTACTGCTTTACTAGTATCTATGCCCGCTTTTTCAGTTTCACTGATAAACTTTATAGAACTAGCAAGGTTGAACCCCAATTTCTTAAGTTGTGGTGCAAGGTTAATTACAGCCTGCATTAATTCGTTAGTGGAAACGCCCGTTCTTTGTCCAGCCGCTGCCACAGCATCAAGCACATCTGGAAGGTATTCAGCTGAAATGCCAAACATGCGCATTGCTTTTTCGGCCAACTGTGCGCTTTCGGTTACATTCGCACCGGTTATTTCAGAAAACATTATTAGATATTTACTAGCGCTTTCAAGTTGTTTTCCCATTAGTCCAAATTGCGTGTTCAGTTCAGCTACAGCATCGCTTGCGGTTTGCGCATCAGTTGGCATACTTCCAAATACATTTTTAAATGTATCTTTTAGTTCCTTTGCTGTATCACCCAACGCGCCTGTTTTAGCTATTATATTATCTTCAGCTGCATCAATATTTTTCCATACCCCCATAATAGCTGTTCCAGCGGCCGCTATAGGTACAGTTAGGCCCTTAGTTAATTGTGAACCTACTTTCTGAAAGGAAGAACCAATTTTATCTATGGTTTTTTGCGCGCTTTTTAGTGCGCTTTCTAGTTCCCTTGTATCGGCGCTAATGCGTACAACAAGTTCACCTGCATCGGCCATTTACTGCACCTCCATTTCATTTAATATGGCTTGCCATTCAGCTTTAACATCTAATTGTTTTGGTTCGCGCTTAATATTAACTATATCTTCTGGTTTGATAAGCTTTTTTGTTCTACCAGTATAATTAATTATATTTGCAATTTCCCAAGCTTTAATGTAAAGTTCATCTTGTTTCCTTAAAGCGATGCCATTTAATACAACTTCAAGCTCGTGCGGGGTATAGTTCAATGCTTGTTCTAAGCTTAGACCTGCACGCACACATTGCGTGTACATTTCCTCCCATTCTATACCCCGCACACTTTCACCCTCAGTTATGCTTTTTTTTGGAATGCTTCCTGAAATGCCGCACTAAATAGTTCCGCAGCTTTTTCAATGCCTATATCATCAATTATAGTATCTACTTGTTCCATCGTAATATTAGGAATGGAATGCATTAGGCCAATTTGAATAAATTTTACTAGCTCATTTATACCGATGCCATTTTCAAAGCGCTTTTGCAGTTCTGGAAGTGGGCAATGGAACACATCTTCAATTGTACGAAGGGCGCGAATATTATATTTTAGTTCATAAATTTGTCCATTAGCTTCAAACGTCATACTTTATGCTCCCGTTCCAGTTCTTGTAAGTGGGCCCGTACCTGTAATAGTGCAAGTATAGGTCGTGGCATCATCGTAGGGCATTCCGATGCTCCAATCCGTGATATATGCTGTGCCGGTATAAGTGCGCCCGTTCGTGCCCGTGCTAAGCTTTACTGTTACCTGAGTGCCGTTCATGGCCGCGCTTTCAAGGGCCTCATACGCTTCATCTGAAGGCACTACAAGGCCATCAGCATCAATGCTCCAGCTTCTAAAGGAAGCGATGTTTTCCGCCCAACCATCGCCCAACTTGTTTGTAACATCTATGTTGTCGGCGCTTACGCTCAAATTAGCATTTCTTTGCCCTGCCACTGGTTGATCACCCACATATAGCAGGAAGTTTATACCTTTTATTACTTCTGTTGCCATATTTATTTTCCTCCTTTTCAGTTTTTATAATATTTTTACTCTCAAGCGTAAAATACCATGGCGCAATCCACTTGGATCGCGTAGTACTTGCATACTTTCTGGTATTAATACTGCAACTGCGTAATTTTCTAATATAAATTCCTGAATACACAGTATTTGTTCTATATCTTCCATTATGCGTTTCGTTTCCTTCCACCCTGAATAATTACTCCACACATGTATTGTTACAAGCACGCTCCAACCAGGAAAGGTTTTGGTGCTCCAATCCATCGCGAAATCATCACCAACTACCACATATGGGTACTCTGTATGTTCCGGCACTGCATCGTATACTTTATAGCCTAGAGTTTGTATTTTTTCAAATATTGCTTGTTGTAGCTCATTCAGCATCTTTCANCGCCTCTTGTATGTCGCGTTCAATCTGCGGCGCTACAAGTTCAAATGCCGGGGTTAAAAATGGCTGCGCTTCTTGATTTCGTGTGCCAAACTCCACGAATGCAGCATAATCCGCAGTGGCCACAACTTGTACCTGCATTCCTTCTGGTTTATATTCTATGCTAGCACGCAGGGCTCCTGTTCGTACTGGCGCGCGGCTCTGTGCTTCTGTTTGTATTTTCATTCCACCATCAGCAAGCACCTGCTTTATTTTATCTTGTATTTCATCATTATATTTGTCCATATTTTTTATTACCTTATCTATGTTCTGAACTTTCACCTTAAGCTTGCTCACGGCATAACACCTCAAGTTCCTTATGTTCCATATTTATATCTATTACAGCTATTATTTCAAATATCCTATTGTTATACTTTATCCTATTATGTGGCGAAATATTTACATATCGCATGCGTACCTTGTGTGTAATATCATTTGTTAACTGCATCGCTTCGTAATATTCCCTACCACTAACTGGTTCAATACTAGCCCACACTGTACCTGCATTCTGCCACGTTTCCATATAGCCACCTTGGCCATCACTTATACGTTCTTGCTTAAGAATAGTTATCAAATGTTTCATTTGGCCAATACTTGTTTTCTTCATAACTTCCTCACAATATATGGCCTAAGTAGCTGAAGCACTGCCTGTGGTGGTTCTGCGTTCAGATCGCCACGATTTTCGTACAAAAATGCTGCATATTGCATAATTGCATTCCGTATAGGTGCAGGCACACTTTCAGGTACATCTCCATATCCAGCAGTATATACTATATAATCTGCTGTTCTCTCTTCTATTGTTTGCACAGGTGGTCTAGGTAGATCTCTTAAATGCACACCATATGCATTTTGTACATAGTATTGCCACTTCTGTGTGATTAAGCTCCTGCATGTGTATTCTTCAACAAATTCCCTAACT